CGGTCTTTTGATTTTGGATTGCTGTGATTCCAGAATTGGTGCCTGGCGGCCCAGTCGGGTACATCGACAAACATTGACGCATCTCCATAAATAACTGGAGATGAAGCTAATAGTCTTTACCTATTCCGTCAATAGACTTTCTTTAACCGTACCTAATATTACTTATTTTGCGGCATCATTTGTTCGCGATGGGCTGTGACGTCATAGTCAACCCACTGCATTTCACGCAGTTCTGGACGCCATATTGAGCTGATAATCGGAGATCCCCACGCAAGCTCAATGTTTTGATGGCAGCCAAATCTAAAACTTTCGATGCTGTATTTGTTCCGGCCAGACTGATAGACAATGCCGTAAAGCAGATTATTTGTTTTGGTCTTGACGATGCTGTAATGGCCCAGACAATCCTTGTCCACCACACCTTTTTGCATGGGTTCAATGTTCACAATGTCCATATTGCCATGCTGCCAAGCTTTTGGGTGGTCAAGATCACCAGACAAGTCCCAGTAAATGCACATAGTGTCATGAGCGTAGTAATCGTGAACATATAACGCTTTGTTTTGATAGGGCTTCATGCGCTCCATATTGCCACCCAGAGGACACAGAACTAGTTCTGGAGGGCCACCGTTATGTGAATTAAGTAGCTCAGGTGCCATTTTTTCAAGATTTATGCCACAATCCTCATGAAAAGGGAAAACGGCTGCAAGCACTGGGATCGGCGGGTTGCTGAAGAAAATCTGCTGCGCTGTGCAGTTGAGTATTTTTGCATACTCTTCCGCATCACCAAGCGATATACCGATCTCGCCGGATTTATGTCGTGACAAGGTGGCAGGCTGGATGCCTTTCAGCTCAGCGACCATGTTGTTTTTAAGGCCGCTGCGCCTAATCATCTTGTCCAAATTATTTGGTGCCACTGGGCTGCTCTTCAAACTTGTTTGCATGATCATGATACGCACCTTGTCCTAAACCGTAAAGCCACTAACCTACGTAAGGCTATTGTCTTATAACGTCAAGTCATATAACGTCTGAGAAATTACTCGTTACGGATGTTGCAATGACACTTGATGATTACAGGCGCAAAAAAGGCTGGACTTACAGCGAGCTGGCGCGGTTAGTTGGTGCCTCGCAGGCAACAGTGGTAAGGCGCTGGTGTTTGCCGGCGGACGACAAGAACCGCCTGATACCGAATCAAAAGAACATGGACAAGATTGTTCTGCTGACCCAGTCCGAGGTCATGCCCAACGATTTTTACCTTCGCCGTGACTGAGGATGAGCTGCAACGACAGGTGGTGGAGTGGCTCTATGTGGCGTTGCCGCCTGGCTGTGTGTTCCATCATAGTCCGAATGAAGGCACCAGGCATATTAGTTTTAAGCAAAAGCTGAAGCGATCAGGCACTAGGTTTGGTTGGCCTGACCTGGAGATTTTTGTGCCGGGTGATCTGGCTGTTGATGGTGTGAGCTGCGCGATCTTCATCGAGCTGAAGCGCCCAAAGGGTGGCTCGTTATCCGCCAATCAAAAACAAGTGCGCGATGATTTGCTTGGGGCTGGCTGCCACTGGGGGCTGGCCCGATCTGTGGACCAGGTGCATGAGATCCTACAAGCGTTGGTAAAGCTGCGTGTACGCAACCGGGCCTGCACATATAGCGACAGTCTGGGCAAGTGCCGGGGCGGCATGATTCGCGAGCCAGATGGCGACGGCTGTGTGCAGTGGACGACTTGCCCGGATTGTCAGGGCAGGGGCTGGGTATGAGCGGCCGGCAGAAGGATGACTGGTATCCGACGCCTGAGATAGCCACGCGGCGCCTCTTGGACGTTGAGGTGTTTGATGAGCGCATTTGGGAGCCGGCTGCTGGTGACGGCGCCATAGCCAAGGTGCTGAAGACTGCCTGCTATGAGGTTATCAGCTCGGATTTAAATGATTATGGGTACTGCCCGGCCGGCATTGATTTCCTGCTTGAGCATAAGCGCGCTGCCGACAGCCTTGTCAGCAACCCGCCCTACAAACTCGCTGAGCAGTTTATCCAGCGCGCGATCGATCTGCGTGTGGATAAACATGCCTGGCTGCTGCGTCTGAGCTTCCTGGAAGGCCAGAAGCGCTTTCAGCGGTTATTTAGTCATAACCCGCCTATCAGGGTGCATGTGTTCAGCCAGCGCCTGACGATCTGGCGAGGCGATGAGGAGATATCAAGCAGCGGCACTGTGGCCTATGCCTGGTTTGTATGGCGTCGAGGCTACACAGGCTCGCCGCAGTTGGGGTGGCTGTGACCAGGTCGAGAAAAACTTTGGATGAGGGGTTTGGTGATGGAGAAATGTTGCATTTGCGGGAGGCCAGGTGATGGCGTCAAAGATGAAACGGTCGGCAAAGCCTACTGCGCCAAGCACGGACTTGATTTCGTGCGCGGCCTGTGGCAGGGGCCACTTAGTAATTACCGGGACTTGGGTCTCGTTAGCTTCGGGAGACACGGTTTGTCAAAACGACACTTGCTGGCGCGTGATGGTCAAATGGTACAAGGAAAAAGATGATGGCGAGAAAATGGACGAAGGAACAGCGCGCGGCGCAGAGCAAGAGGATTAAGGCTGCTTGGGCAAGGCGCAAGGCTGCACAGCAGAAGCCTACCTGGTGGCAGCGTGTTTTGATTGTTATCGGATTACGTAAATAGGCTTGACACGATCCGTTTATTGTTTCTAAAATCGGCGCCAGCCGTGGCGCTATACTAAGTACTTGCAGGATCTTAGAGATGCACTCAGCAAACCCAAAAATAAATTATCTAATCAAGAACGCAGCTAAGCAGTCAAACTACGCATATAGCTCAGCTATAGCTAGAGCTAAGTCTAGCCCGATCGATGAGCTTCAGCGCAGGATTGAGAAGAGGCTCAGGCCAATGTTCTCTGCCGATCGTTTCTCTCAGTTACAGCAAGAGCTGTCCTCGATGCCAGCGGGGCAGAGATATGATCGATTGCTGGATTTGCAGGATAGCTTGAATGAATCTAGCAAGGCTTAGTATTACTGAGCTGGATGAGCTGCTTCTTGAGGCTGCCGAGACTGAGCGCAAAATGCCAGCAGCCCTTCGCAAGCAGAAGATGTCAGCATGGCCAGACTATCCACGGGATGCCATGGCGTATGGCTATAATGCGTTCGAAGCACCCATCCTCAAAGCAACACCTGATCAGATCTCTCGCTACGATGCTGCCCTGGAGCTGGTAGTTACCAAGCTCGATGAAGAGGACAGGCGCATCGTGTGGGCTGTGGCTCACTCAGCAGCCTTCAGGCAGCGAGGACCAGCATGGTCAAAGCTCGCCAGGATACTGGGACTGCATGATCCAAGGGTGGTAAAGCGTAGGTATAAGGATGCGCTGGTCAGGCTGTATTATTTGCTGTGACCTTTTGCGTAATGCGTGTTGACGCGAATGTATCAAATGCTGTACGTTTTTCGATAACCTGACGTAGGTTGTCTGGTTTTCCTCCCTTAACTGCGAAGTGCTGGCCCATCGTCCTCCCTGTCGGTGGGCCAGCCTTTTGGATGGCAATGGCTAAACGACGTATCACAAAGGCTCAAATGCAGACGATCTGCGAGCGGATAGCTGAAGGCGAAAGCCTCACCAGGATCTGCAACGAGAGCGCTGAGCTGCCCTCATGGCGCACTGTGCTGCGCTATGTGCAGGACGATGCTGATGCTTACAGCGCGTATCGTAGGGCTAGGGCGCTACAGTGCGAGGTCATGCGCGATCAGATACTGGACCTTGTCGAAAGCCCACTGCCAACAGATCCAAAGCTGGCTATGGCTGAGGTACAACGGCGCCGGTTAGAGGCAGATCACAAGGACAAGCACATACGGCAGATGCAGCCTCTCGGCATCAGGGATAAGGCTGAGGATAACAAGCAGAGTAGCGGCACGATCACGCTGAGCTGGGGCAATGCTGAAGCTGTGGTGAACGGGTGATGTGTGTGCCAGTGTCTATCCTGTGGCAGTGCTCGCGCGCACGACCCACCCAGTCAACTTGATTTTAGTTTACAAGCTGATCTCTGTGACGCGCCTGTGACGCAGCGATATATTTTCTACGCCAGGCCTGCAACAGGTCACAGGTTATGGACCTGATTTTGCAGCTCGCCGTTTTCCTGGCGACCACCCCCGGCCCCCCAAAGAACCGGGCGCCGTGTCTATACGTATAATATCCTGGGATTAGAGACTGTCTCTGATGAACATCGAGATACCCTACACTCCACGGCCAGGCCAGGCTCAGCTCCATGGCGAGCTGCAAAGCAAGCGCTGGGGCGTTGTCGTATGCCATCGTCGCTGGGGCAAGACGGTGATGGCGATCAATCACTTGCTGCGTGATGCTATTCTGAACACCAAGACCAATCCGAGGTATGCGTACATAGCTCCGACTTACAGGCAGGCCAAGGCTGTGGCTTGGGATTATCTCAAGCAGTTTGCTGGTGCTGTGCCTATGACCAGGTTCCATGAGACAGAGCTGCGCTGTGATTTACCGAATGGCGCCCGGATACAGCTCCTAGGTGCTGAGAATCCAGATAGTCTGCGCGGCATTTACTTGGATGGAGCTGTTCTTGATGAAATGGCGGACCATCCAGAGAGTTTGTTTCCTGAGGTCATCAGGCCGGCGCTGAGCGATCGCAAGGGCTGGGCTTTGTTCATTGGCACGCCTAGGGGCCATAATGCTTT